AATCCAAGAAGTGCAACTCCTATCTTGTTTTTATTGTTTTTAAAAGTTGGCAACCATTCAGAAAATGTACCATGAAAAGCATTATCTATTGTTGATAATGGGTCAATGCTATGTAACTCTATATCTACATTTACAGGTAGAGTTTCATTAAAAGCGCCAACATCAACAACAACATCACACTCATTTAAATAATGAGCAGCAATAATTTTTCTAATCCTGAATTCAGCACTAGAAAGGTATTCCCATCTCTTTGTATCCATTTTTCTTCTCCTTTTTAGGTGTTATTAAACCAGTTCCACATCCAATAGAAAAATTTGTCCAATACAAATCATTGGATTCAGCAAAATCACGCATAGCCCAATATGAACCAATTTCCGGGTGATCACCATCCTCATTATTGTCAGTATCATGAATAGTTATAGCCCAATCACCGGCCATCTTAGAACCATAATAAATTAAGTCAGATAATACTTGATCATAGGAATGATCAGCATCCACATGTAAATAGTTTATGGAATCAAACATATTAACAGCATCATTAGTAAGTTTCTTAATTACAACAATCTCTGGATAACCATCAATCTCATCTTCATACTCCGGTCTACCCCAAGGCCCAATGTTTGCGTCCACTAGGTAGACTTTATGGTTCTTTAGTATGCCATCATTTGATAAAGCCCTCTGTGCTTCAACCATCAACTTAGGAACAAAGCCGGCACCAGAGCCAAGACATACACACACTTCTGCTTTCAACATATAAGGTATGAAAAAATATAAAGAACCAGCACCAAGATGATTACCTTCAGCACCATGAGAATTAGCATATGGTGAACTATGTATTATATGGTTATGCATAAGAATTCTTTACCAAACCTTTCCTTGAAATATAGTCTTCTATTTTTATAATCCCAGTATCACTAGCAAGTTTATAAGAATCAAGTCGAGTAAGTGATTCTTTTTCAATAATTTTTGACATTTTGATAGCATACCAACCTGTTCCATCAATAAGATGTTTTACTTTAGTATAGACAGTAGGGAATATAACAATCTTAATAATTTTGACCCCATCCCAAGCATAAATATTTGCCATTTGCTTGCCTTTTGCTGTAATGAATGTTCTCATACTGAAGATATTTACAAGGCTTTTATCTGAATCAGAGTTACCAAGTTCTTCATTGTATAGCCAAGCATAGTCATGATTGAGGCCATTATCCATCATGTCAATAATATCAATCAAGTTAGAGTTATGATATTCATAAGCATCACAGAAAGTATGCAATGTTCTATCGCCAATCAAAGCGTAAATCAATTGTCTATTTGCTATTTCAGCATTTCTATCACAGAAAATAGTTGTAGACCCTGATTGATCTTCAATTTCAACACGTAAATATTGTGGAGTCTTTTTAGTTGACCTAACAACTGCTTTTACAACAGTCAAAGGTGAATTAATTTCATGAAAATCAGATAACGGTTTAACATACTTATCAATTTCATTTTCTTCTTGATTAAGATTAATAGCAAATCCAAGTATTGGTAGATAATATTTTTCATGGTCATACGATGAAATATGACCAAGACTTTTATAAGCACCAACTTTATCAAGATGATCTTTCAACTTAGAGTTGACAGATTTTTTGCTACATTTAGCATTGAATTCATCCATTGAACAAAAGGGTCGAAGAGACAATATTTCCTTAATAGCACTGACCCCACAACCCGATACATTCCTTAGACCAAACCTAACACCTTCATCATCAATAGAAAAAGATTCATTAGATAAATTAACATCGGGTGGATTAATTTTAATGCCAAGACGATTTGCTTCCATTAGGTAAGCAGTAATTCTATCTTGTGCATCTTCGTTATATAACAATGACCAAATAAATTCATTTGGATAGTGAACTTTCAACCACATTGTTTGATATGACAGCATTGAATATGCTACAGCATGAGACTTGTTAAACATATACAAAGCCGCTAATTCAAACTCAGACCACATTTTCTTAGCAGCCTGAGTGCTAATAATTGCATTACTAATAAACTTTTCACGATACTGATTGAAATCAGCAGCATCTCTCTTTTTGCCAATAATCTTTCTTAGTTTATCAGCTTCTGCCCAAGTGAAACCAGAAATTTTTACAGCCATTTGCATCAACTGCTCTTGAAAAATCACGGTTCCATAAGTCTCTGAAAGAATGTCTTCAACAGACGGATGCGGATAGACAGGCTTTTTATCACCTTTCTTGCAATCAATATAAGCCTGACCTTGAGACAAAAGAGCGCCGGGACGAACAAGAGCATTACTAACTACAAGGTCATTAAAACTCTCAATTCCCATTCTTTCTATAAGATTTCTATAAGCCGCAGCATCAACCTGAAAAATACCTACCGTATTACCATCATCAAAGTTTTTGAAAACAACATCATCATCCAAAGCAAGTGATTGCTCAGTTACATCAATACCATGACGTTGTTTAATTTTGGCAAGACAATCTTTAATTACAGAAACCATTTTCAACCCAAGGATATCCACCTTGATAAGACCAACGGCTTCTGCATCTTCCATATCAAAAGCAGTGACAATAGAACGTTCATCGTCACCACGATTTTTTCTTGTCTCTACAGGACAAACATCACTTAAAGGAACAGAAGAAACAACCATACCGGCAGCGTGAACGCCGGCAGTTCTAATTCTGTTTTCTAACTTTCTAGCAATTGGAATAATATCAGGATACTTTGAATTAAATACCTTGCCTTTTGGCGATGATTCTAATTCATCTAATGTTTCAAAGTATGGTGTAATATTGTTAATTTCTTCATACGGCACCTGATATACACGTGCAATATCTTTGATTACAGACTTCGCTTTGAATGTTCCATAAATAGAAATAGCCGCAACATTATCTTTACCCCATCGCTCACGAAGATAATTTTTTACTTCTTCTCGCCTCTTATCTTCAAAGTCAAGATCAATATCAGGATAGTCGTTTCTTTCAGGATTAAGGAATCGTGAGAACAATAGACCATATTTAATTGGGTCTACTTTAGAAATATCCAAAAGATAAGAAAGCAAACTACCGCCAACAGAACCACGGCCAGGGCCTCTACCAATATTATTATTGTCAGCCCATTTGATTAAGTCCCAAACCATCAAAAAGTAATCAGAGAAGCCAAGTTTAGCAATAATAGAAAGTTCTTCATCTAGTCGAAGAGAATACTCTTCACCTAGTTTTCTTCTCTCTAACTCAAATGTAGCAATCTCTCTTAAATATTCATTAGAGTCTAAAGACTTTAGATACTTTGGTAGCAATTTTCTTTTAACTGGGATTTCAGCAGTACACTTTTCTGCTACCTCTAAAGTATTTTCTAATATGTCAGACCTATTAATACCAACAGCATCAAACCATGAAGATATTTCTTTTGCATTAGCAATGTACGGATTTATTTCATCAAATCTCAAAAATCTATCGGGATACATAGCATTCATTTTTTCTATAATGCTACCCTCATGGCGCATATTTTCTTTCGCTTTACGCAAGTCGCCAGAGTTTAATGATGGATACTGAGAAATCATTAACAATACTTCCTCATCACCACGGTCATCATGGGTGGGGAAATGACAGTCAGCAGTTGCTACTGGCTTTCTACCAAAAGAAGAAGCAAGATCAAATAGACCGTTATTTATTTTGCTAGGATTCCATGCTTGCACTTCATAGTAGAAATCATCACCAAATATTTTTATAAAACGTTCAGATAAATATTCTGCTCTTGCAGAATTGCCGGCTTCAATTGCTTTACAAATAGCACCGCCCAAGCATCCCGACAGAGCAATAATATCATTATCAACAATATCTTCTAAAAGATCAAAATCAATTCTAGGTTTATAGTAAAAGTTATTAGTCCAGCCAGTTTGACTAGCCTTGAATAACTTTTTTAGTCCGTTATTATTTTTAGCAAGTAAAATAAGATGAAAGCGCTCATGTTTACCATCACCGTCAGAAGCAATTGAATCAACAAAATAAGCTTCAACACCAAAAATAGGCTTAACACCAGTTTTACGACACGCCTCTTGAAACTTGAGAACACCACCCATAGTGCCATGATCAGTAATGGAAGCAGCATACTGCCCATTAGTAGAAGCAATAGTTGCAATGTCCAATGGAGTTGACATACCATCAAGCAAGGAATATTCTGAATGGCAATGAAGGTGTACAAAATCGCTCACTTTTATCCAATCTTTATCTCTAAAAGAGAATCCACAAAATCAATATCGTCATTAATCAAATGCTGATTATACCAAGTCCTCAGGGCATAAGCCGGCACATTCGTATTTTTCACCACACTACTTATCTCATGTGGATTGTCATCAATAAATAACAATGGATTTATTTCTTGAAGAATTAAATATTTTTCCAACATATCACAAATTATAAAATCATTGTATAACACCTCCCAGCCATCAAGCCAGTTGGCTATTTCATTTATAGAAGCATCACTTCTTCTAGCGGTAACAAAAATAATATCGTATGAGTTGCTAAACCAGTCATTTATACAATGCCATGAGATATCGACTGGCTTCATATTACGCCAAAACAAAGGGTCTTGAAAAGCATAATCCATATACTCTGCGCTATAGGGAGTTAACAGAACTTCCCCAACATGATATGGGTCAACATCAACATCCGTAGCAACCATATATTCTTTGAGTTGCTGACCAATATCGGTAATTACACCATCAAGGTCTAAACATATTTTTTTACTCATAAATGCTTTTGCCGGTAGAGGTTTCCCCCTACCGGCATTAGCCTCCTATCTTATATCACCAAGAATCTTTGCCGACTTCACCAGTCGTAAAGAATCTCTCTTGCTTGTCATAAGATAATGTCATGTAGACATTATTCAAATCATGAACCGGCAGAGACTTGATATCGTTAGGCATCGGTTCCTGATTAAGCGGAATCAGAGTATAGTTAGTATCCTGAGCACCTGAACCAGTACGAGAATACTTATAGTAACGATCAGTAATCGTTCCAAACTCCTTAGCATACTCAATCAAAATCAAACCAATATGACGCTGGTTGAAAGTCGTATCAATGATACGAGGCTCCCAAGTACCCGGCTCAGTCTCAACAGCAACGTTGATCAAAAGATGGGGCTTAGGCTTCCAACGAGTATCCTTAGAAATCTGCTCTGAGGCCCAACAACGATAATTAAACTTCTCAAGACCAGCAGTAGAAGCGGCACGCCACTTCCAGTTAATCGGAGAAGTAACAACCGGCACAGTGATAGCGGTGCCGATAGACTCATCGTAAAACTTGGAATCCTCAGTCAACTCCTGACGAAAACGAATCTTAAACGTCTCGCCAGAGGAAATAGTGAAGAACTTCTTAGTGGTGCTACCACCAGCCTGTGGAATATTCTTCTCCAAATCCTTAAGTGTCTTTAATGAATTAAACATATCCTACCTTCCTCCTAAAATGGTAATTTTTTTATTATATGATTGTTGTATTTCCTGTTCAGACATTTCACCGGGATCTTTAAGATTGTCAGGTATGACCATCCTAAACATCTCCTTGCCCGAACAAGACCCTATTATAGCATCGCACATCGCATCGCCAGCCTCATCACGGTCAGAAAAAATGATTATTCTATCAAACCATTTTCTCAACATGTGAGCTTGATTCTCAGATACCTTAGCACCAAGAGTTGCAACACAATTTTTAAAGCCGGCCTGTATCACTTTAGCGCAATCTAGGCTTCCTTCAACTACAATGCATTCATCAAATCTTTTTGCATTCTGTATATTAAACAACACATCTGCTCTTTTAAATCCTTTATTATAAAGATATCTAGGCTCTTGCCATTCATGAATAGCACGACCTATCAATCCTACAATGTTATATTGAGCATCTCTTACTGGAACAACTATTCTATCTTTAACTTTTGAATAACCAATTTCAAGAAAAGATAATGTTTCAATTGTAAAACCTCGTTCAATTAAAGATTGAAGCATGGATAAATCATCTTGCTCATAATCAATCTTGATTGAATCAAGAGTTAACTCTTCTTCTTTTTTGGGATTCAACGCCATTTCAAGTTGATATTGAAGATTTACAGGATCAACAATATTTTCTCGGCCATATGATCTACCAGTAATATGCTTATATAACTGTCTAAAATTTCCTTTCCTATCGCAAGAAGGATTAAAACACTGCCATAGCCCTGTTTTTAAATTTATATAGAACGCAGGACTATGTGTGTTTTTATGGAAAGGGCAATATATAGTTGCTTCTTTGCCAGACTCTGTGACTATGCTGATGTTGAAATCAGAGAAAAGTCTTCTTATGTCTTCTTCAAGATTACTTGATAAAAACGATTTTGAATTCAAAAGTCTCAGTCTCCGGTTTATAATCAGTATACAACTTTGTTGTACTAAAATTACCGTACATGGTTCTTATTTCATCTTCAATCCAAGGGCGTAATCTGATAATTGTTTCAACATCACGACTTGTACCCTCAAGAACATGAAGTACCGAACTATCTTTTGTTTTCATGTCAAATCCCATTCCTCATTCCATTTACCAGTCTCAAGATTCCACTTAAGATAAAATCCGAAATGTGTTGCTCTTCTAACTTTTCGGGAAACAACCTGAAATACATCAGAATTATACTCACGGTGGATAGCAAGCACCAAGTCGGCATCATAAGCAAGTTGCTTTGACCAAGCAACTTCTTCCAATTCGGGTGGACGCTCACTATGACCATCAGCCATAGTTACAGCAGCAACGTCAATAATAGGAATATTATTTTTGACAGCAATACGCTTAAAAGCTTTTGATAGATTTTTTGCTTTTTCTGTCTCATTCCTAGCACCGCTAGAATCATCAAACAGACCATGATAATCCAAAATCACCATATCGGGCTGATACTGATCAATTTTGGCTTGCACCATGTTTTGATCAGCGGTCTCTAGACCCTCAGAGGTAATCAAATAGATTGGTTGCTTGCCTTCAAAAGTTCTTTCACCCCATTGCTCATACTTGTTGACAATGTGAGGATTGGCTTTTACCAAATCGGTATTGGTAAAGTTCCCCTCACCATTATTTAACAAAGTATCAAGCCTTTGTCCCTCTTGAAGTTTATTCATTTCAAGAGAAATAATCATTGGACGATAGCCGGCCTTCCAAGCATTAACAGCAAATAATCTAGCAATAAAAGATTTACCAACGCCTGTCCATCCAAGCAACACAATAAAGTCACCGGGTTGCCAACCACCAAATACTTTGTCAATAACAGAAACACCGCTAGGAATACCAACAGTAGTTTTATCGGGATTCTCAGAACGTTCTTTCAAATCACTAAATCTATCACGCCATTCACTAACAAGATCAGTATCTTTTAAATTGCTTGAATACTTGTAAAGTTTAGAAGTACTTTCCATTAAATAAGATAGCGCTTCTTTAGGGCCAAGTTCACCAAGCAGTGAATGTGCCTGAGCAACAATTCTTCTAGTTTGTAAAGCCAACGACTCTTTCTTAGCCTGTTCGATATAATAAGGAAGAGGCTCAGTTGAGTTGATAAAATCAAAATCTGAGAAATGAGATTTGATTGTATCTTTTGACGGAGGCTTGCTATGTTTATCATAATGACTAAGTATAAAATTCCAAATGTCTCTATACTCAGAAAACACACCATCAACACCCTCATTGATTGCCGTGACCATATCACCGCTATCAACAATAGAGTTAATAAGTCTTATCTCATAGTTCATCTTCAATTAACTTTCTAGTCTCTGCTACCGTCTGTTTAAATTTATCAATAGAAGCACGTTCTTTTTTGACTTTTTCCACATAGTCTCTAGACTTAAGTGCAAAGTCAAAAACTAGAATCGGGCCTTGGTCACTTTGCACAAACCATTTAACAGCAGCAAGTAAATCATCACTATCATAATGTCGTGCAAGGCTTTCCGCTACCTCGTCTTGACGAGGCGAGTCTGGAATAAATAGTTTTGAGTATTCTTCACAATAAAGTTTGAATACGTGAATAACATCATCGCCAGTTATTGCCATCTAAATCAGTCACCTTCTTCCATTTAAAATATAATCTGTCTAAGTCAGAAGAGCCGGCAACAACACCGGCTAATACTTCAGACTCCATAGAATATCTGAAGCAATCTATTGCTACTGGACACCTAGCGCAACCCTCTTTGGCAATTTTAACATGCTCATAATTATATGAGACCCAATAACGCTTGTTATCGCTATTTACACAAACAGCGTTAGATGACCAGTCATAAAATTCACTCACTTATCCAGCTCTTTAAGCTTAGCTTCAATCTGCTCATCAAGAGCATCCCATAACTTCTGCCAAGCAGAAGCGTCATCAATAGATGATGCCATAATCTTTGCGCCGGCATCAAGCCTTAAAGATTCATAGTTACCAAGATTTTTGGTAATCCCAACGGATGCCCAAATTTCTGCTTTGTCATTATCAATCATAAGTTATCAACCTTTTGTTTGAGTGAAACAATGTTGTTTCTAATTTGCTGTTTATTTACACTGACAGGGCGACCGGGGCTTCTGCCAGAGAAGAATGCTATCACATCATATACTTCGGATTCTGTATAAAAACGCCAATTTTTATAACGATTATCCTCTGTGATAACAAAAGATGGTTTTGGTATAAGATTATTCTTTTCATACTTGCGTAGAGTATCTGTTCTTTTGCCAGTTATCTTTGCAAGTTCACCAATTGTATATAATCTAGAAAGAAGAAGTTCTCCGCCAGTAAAAGGAATAATGTCCTCCATGTCATCCTCTACAGATTTTAAAATAACAGAATTAGAGGAACGATGAATTTTTTTCACCTTAACTAATTCATTTTTATATAAAAAGAATTTGTTTTCTATAATTTTGTTAGTTATCATTTCCGTAGATTACCTTTTTTATTTTTTCTAACATCTTGTGCAAATCATTAACTTTTATATCAGCAGAATGACCACACTTGATACATGTAACATCAACCCAAGTATCACCTAAAGCATAATACTCTTCGCCAATGTATTTGGCACCACCACATGAAGAGCATGTTAGTCTTACTGGCGGGAACTTAATCATCTTAACTCTTTAATGTCGAAGCGGAACTAGGATTTCCGACTTGAGTAGCAAGGAATCCTTTGATAACACTAATACCAGCAGCAACAGCGGCGGTAAGTGCAGACTTAGCCTCGTCAATACCGGCAACCGTGTAGACAGCAATAAAAGCTTGAGCAGCAGTCCACAATGCTCTTTCAGCAACATCTTTAAGTAATTTCTTATCTAACATATATCCTCCTATAATCAGCAGTTATACTCTGCTGTCTAGCCAGCAGTTGTATTCTGCTGTCACAATTCCCTTTTTGGGATGAACAAACATCAAAGGCTGAGAGGGATGACCAATAGCGGCCAATGACTCCATAGCATAAGTGTTTGTAGATTCAGGACTGCCAGAGATTCTAAACTGGACAGTATTAAAAGTAAACTTTGTAGGCGTGTGGAAATGACCACAATAAACATCATCAAAATGCTCAGGGATAGCCCCAACCTTCCAACCATAAACCTTCTTTTGGAAAGAATACAATGTAGAAAGTCCACCAAATTGATCGCCATGAATTAACAAAGAACTGTAATTACCTATACGGTCAATAGCATACCAATTTCTATCACCACGACCATCGGGAATATTAAATTCAATTCTTTTTTCATTCTCGTACATCAACTGAACAATACGATACAACATTCGGTCAGCATTTGTTTCAGGATCGTGGTCTCTACGTGATCTACCACCAATAGCACCATGATTACCAATAACTCCAACAAAAGTTACTTTCTTAAAGTTTTCAAGCATCTTGTTTACAAAAGAACGCATAATTCTAGGGCCATCAACAGTAACTTGACGATATAAACCACCATCAACAAGGAAACTCTGACCCGGGAAAATTAACTCACCTTCAACAATATCACCAAGACACCAAATTCTAATCTCATCTACTGGATGATCGCGTCTTTGAATATCAGTTAATGCAACAACCTTATTTGCAAATGTATTAATTCTTTCTTCACAAGTAGCTGAATTATAATCAGGTGTAACTTTAGCAAGTTGCCAGTCTGAAAGAACTGCTACAGCAACTTCTTTATTATCAGAAGAATTCTTGCTCTTAGAATCAGAGACGCTTGTATTCTTGAGAAGAACAGGAGCCTGAGGAACAACAACATCTTTAACGGCTCTATAAACAGCATCAGCAAGATCGGTCTGCTTAGTTTTTGCTTTCTCATACTCAGAAAGCAACTTAGCGTAAGCAACCTTTAGACCAGCATCACTCATATTTTGAGCACTATCCAAACCGGGAATTTCAACTAAGCCATTTTCTTTTCTATGCTTGCAAAGTCCAAGTGAATCAATAGACTTACGACAAGTAGGATGTGCATACTTTTGATTGGCTGAGTTAGGCTCAAATTCCAAATCACAGTTATGACCTTCACATTTTTTCATTTGCCCTCCTTCGGGTTGGTCAATCGTACCACACCCCAAAGAGGGAAATTAGTCATTAGGGAAATTTTTTTTGGAAATTCTTTTCTTAGAAAAATCACGTTTTTGAGTATGGGGTTTAGTGTTTTTAACATTTTCTCGTTGCTTGTTACGTTGCTCTACTGTTGGCTTTCTGCCTTCCATATGGATTGCGCTATGTTCTTTATGTGTGCATAAAAAGAAATTTTCTATACGATTATCAGTTTTAATTTCGTTAATGTGATGAACAGTTTCCCAAGGCTGTAACTGTCTACCAAGATACTGTTCCATAAGTAATCTATGTTCATATACATACCCGCGAATATTGCGAGGATGCTCAGGCATTAATATTCTGACATAGCCTTTGTCATCAACATACTTGCCGCCAGCAAAGTTAGGATTATTAGCACCACTAACATTTTTAGGAGTCCACTTCACATCTTGTCTTTTAGAAGCAAGCTCTCTACGTAAAGACATTACGTTCCGCCAACATCCTCAACATAAATCTGAATAGGAGCACTAGCATTAGCATCTAATCTCCAGTTAGGAGCATTATTAGTATTAGCACCTGCTGTCCTACTAACCGTTAAAAAGAAACTCTGATTAGTCAAAGCAGTCGAAGTAGTCTTTAGCACGCTATACGTACCAGCGCCTATTTTGCTAGGGTAAGTAGTTGCTGTTTTCAAAGCCTCATTAGCAATGTTAGCAGAAGCGCCTGCTACGTTTATAAAACTATAAGTATGCGGAGTAATCTCCCACGTACCTAGTTTTTGCTTGCCAGAGTCTGCTAGGCTCAAGCCATTATACACAGTAATAACATATTTTGAATCCTCGCACCCGGCATTTGCGATGGAAATTGCAGGAATGTTTACAGTTATTTTATAGTATCTATTTTCAGATATAGTTACACGACGATCTGCTCCGCCAGTACCAGAATCATCTTTCAAATATAAAACTTCTCTTTCAACAAAATCTGAGTACCCAGTGCTATTGGGAACAACAGTTGTTGTTTCATTCATTTGCAGAATGCCTTGAGCTTTATCATCAACAACATCCTTAACTTGCTCAATATTAGTAGATATTTGAGCAAGTCTTGCGCCGGTTATAGGCGTTCCATCAGACCAAGAGACAAAATTATAGTTTTCGTAAGCCATAAGTACCTCTACTCAGTATAGCCCAATTTGGCTTCTAAACCTTTAATTTTAGCGTCAAGTTCCTGAATAGATTTAACAGCAATAGCCAAAATACCTGCTTCGTCATAATAACTTGGAACCCAAGATTCTCTATTTTCTAGGGCCAACTGCTTTTCTTCAGCAGACATATTTTCATCTTTTTCTGGGCTAAAAATAGAAAGAACTCTATCAGCCTCAGCAATGTCTTCAGCTATAAAACCATAGTTATTTTCTTGTGTAGATTTCCAAATGAAAGATGCCGGCTTCAACTTATTTAAAATATCTAAACCAGATATGTCGTAATTAATATTATCTTTTAATATTCTTTTAGATGTTTTATTCATGATTTGACCAAAAGCATCACGAACAAGATCAGTTCCAGTACCTGTGCCAATATTATATGCATAAAAATATCCATCAGCTATTGCAACTATATCGTTACCATCATAAAGTCTCCAATATGGAGTTCCACCACCATCATTTGCTACATACATAGCCCAGTTTTGTAATGAATTAGACCTATTCTCTAAATAATATCCATTAGAACTCCCAGATAGTTGAACTTGTTGAGTACCAATTAGACCATTACTAACACTCAAAGTAGTAGTACCACTAGAACCATTTTTAGAAAGAACCGCAATAGTTGAACTATATCCCCAAAATTGATACTCCGGAAACCCACTTGCGGCACCACAAATAAACGTAGCTCCACCAGTTTGATTATTTGCTTTTAGTTGAATTCCAGTTCCTTCACCTACGATCTGTCCAAACCAAGTACTTGTATTATTATGAAAACGTATTCTGCTTCCACCTTGACCATCCATGCTATATAAATTTAATTCATTACTTGCTATCTCAACACGATTACCAGTAGTTGTAGTATTTGAAATTAGTGTTCCACCAATAATTGTTGCACCTTGAATAGTTCCATTATTATATAAAATAACATTATTTGTATTGCTAGTAATATTAGCTGTATTTATACTCCAACCACCAATATTTCCAGCATTCGCAGCAACAGTTCCTCTAACTGTAACATTGTTAAATTCAGCAAAACCATTATTTCTAATAATCCACCCTGCTGAACCAGCAGTATAAATATTACTTTGAATTGTATTATTGACCAAAACAATATTGGATACTAATTGATCCGCTGTTATTGTATTGGCAGCAATTTGATTAGCAGTAATAGTGTTAGCAGCAATATTATTTGCTGTAATCTCATTAACACCAATGTGAATTCCTCTGACAGAGCCTTCCAATAGTTCAATACCGGCCGGGGCAAGAACTTGTGTTGAAATAAAATTAGCAATATATTGATCAAATCTAGAGCGATTATTTTGACGATTTAAATCCCTTGCTCTATCTTCACCATTAGTTGTACTTGATGTATCAAAATCAAAAATACTGTATTTACTAGAGTCTATTAGACTAGAATTAATACCATCATGTCTATGCCCACCGGCCCGTTGAAAAGAAATTGATGTTTCTGATATTGTCACTTATACCACCTTCCTTAAAACCATTTGTTGAGTAAAACCACCACCGGCATTATCGGAAATAGATGTAACCCAATAATCACTATTTATTATATCAAATTGATCTAAAGTTGATATTCTGATCCTATCGCCAACCTGTAATGTTGGAATTAATGTTGTAGTAATATTCAGAATCGGTATCGGTTCAGCAAGTTTGCTAATAATAAAATCAGCCAATGTTTGTGCTTGAGAGGCATCTGTAATAAATGCGCTATCTATAGTCACTTCTTTCAAACCGTACTTTCGTCTATTTTCAGAATTGACAGACTTTTGTTCAATTATCTGTGTTTTGTTTTCTGTAACTTGAACAGGTATGCCGGCTATAGAAGTGAATGCAACTTTTGATGTAACAGGATTTGTTCCTTCAGCAAAAACAACAGTATTTGCATCTGAGTTATCTGATGCTGAAATAATTAGATTGCCTTTAAATGGAGAAAATGACCAATGAAGAATGTTGATTTCATCAGGGTCTTCAAACAAAATTCCGGTAATAAAAGGATTCTTAATATTTAAACTCGGAGATTTATCAAACTCAAAATTAAAATATCTGACTTCTCTAATTTTACTGTTTGCGTTATGAGAAGCAGCAGTTGTTCCTAAAGCACCGCGCTCAACAGATAAGAAGTTTGAAGAGTTTGTGTTGGAATATTTAATAATCTCATTATCAATTACAATATAACCAGCTTTGGGAAATGGAATTATGTCAAATCCCAAAGCCGGTACAGAGTTTGCTGTATTAGAAATACTAGACCCAAGCGTAACAATACCAAGCGTTGTAGGGTCTGGAGCTCTCCAGATAGGTTCTGTATTTAAACTATTAGCAGTTAAGCCGGCAACCTTAACTATTACACTGTTAACTTGCAGAGTTTTATCTACAGTTGCCTCTGTTATAAAATTAGAATCAGATATTGTTTTTTGAACATTGGAATGTTGATCAATAGAAGATTCAAAAAATGCATAGCAATGATCGTAGCGTGCATTCCCAAGTTCATCAATATACATTCGACCTAAATCAGAAAAAGATATATTTTGAATAATTTGATAAATAGAATCATTTAATCCGTACAAAAATGGGAACTTTTTTAATTCTTGTATTTGTGTTTCAATATATCTTTTCTTTGCATTTGCTTCGGTCATAGACTTATTGTAAATAACAAATTCATCAACAGCAAGATTAATACCGGAGTTGCTAATAGATGAAGTAGGTTTTGTAACTCCAACACCACTAACAAATCCAGCACCGCGCCCACCAAATGTAAAATCTTCTTGTCCCCATTCTGGA